CTGTTTTGTAGTGAAGATCCCGAAGGTAAAGTTACTGAAACTGCCTGTGGTCCACTAGATGTGGGAGCATTTATTTTTGCTGTAATCGTCATTGACCTCTCTCTTTAACAATATTTATAATACTTTTAACTTGTTGTTACATTTGGTCTTACAGTAATAATACCTTCAATTACTCTAGTTACGGCGCCAGTTGCTGTCTTTGTAATTTCTACATCATAGACATATCTCTCTGGTGCGTCTAAAGTTGCGGTCTGAGCCGCTGTTAGACTTAATGCTACAACTCCTGAAGTGGCGTCTGTAGCAATTAGTGATGTTATAGATGTTCTTGTTCTAGTTGACGCATACCCCTTTGCCATCTTGGCTTCCGTGGTAAATCCAGTCAAGTCAAATGCGTTATTATTTGCGTCTTTGACTGTAATATCGGAACTAAAATTAGCGCCTTGATCTATAAGTAAATTAGCTATTGCTGCCATTGTCTTCTATTGGTTGTACTTTTTCTTCTTTCATTAACTCTTTAATTTTATTATTATAAAAATCTGTAAGAACTCTTATTTTTTCCAACTCAATATCGTGTCTGACTCTGGATTGTTCAATTTCTTGTCTTGCTGTTATTCTATTTCTCAATCCTATACTAAACTTCGCTTCATCATACACTTTTCCATCTATGGTTATTGCCATTATAAACTCCTTCTGTTATAATATATGGTATATTTATACGAAATAAATAAGAGATATAGCAGAAATAAGCATTGACTTTTTTATCTGTTTATGTTATATTAATATATATTATAAAAGAGAAGGAATTTATGAAAAAATATATAATTACCCTATTGATGTTGTTATGGTCTCATACAGCATTTGCTGGGCAAACAACTATCGTAAACGCAGGAAGTGATTCTGGTGCGTTCCACCAAATTTTAACTATGATTGGTGATAAAATAGACCACAAATTTATACAAGCAAACAATCCAATAATCGCAAGTAAACATTTTGACAAAGGAAATGTATTAACTATGTGGAGTGCAGAATGGCCTGGTGACGAATCAATGCCATCGGTAACAATAGACGCAAATACAATCGTTGCTGTTACAGCATACGAAACTATACTTTGTAGTCGTACTTTTAATTCATTATCAGATATGAGTGGTAAGACTATTAAAATAGCAACCTGGGGTGATTCTCCTGCTGTTAGTAAGTTTATTGAAAATCTAGGTAAAGCAAATAACACTACATTTGAAATCGTACCTTACGGTGGAAGTGGAGATACGGTTAGAGGTTATCTAGGTAAAGACGCTGATACAATTTTTACAATTCAAACTAAACAATCTAAAGTAGAGGCAGACGGTAATTGTATTGCTTTTAGTGCTAATGGCGATTTAGATTTTGCTTTTGTTGATGTACTATTATCAGTTAATGCTGAAAATGGAACAATTGAAAATTTCAGAAAAGTTGTTAAAGATTTAATAACTACTGAAGCGTGGCAAACTGCATTCGCAGGATCGGCTACTTATGTTTTGGATAATGGTAATAAAGATTCACTAGTTAATAAAGTGAACTCTGCTATTGAACTAAACACTAATTAATAATATTCAATACAACTTTGAAGTTGGTCATTAACGGTCTGATATGTTTTATACATATCGGATTCGTTAGTGCCAGTTATTAAAAAAGAAATTCTAGGAACTCTTTCAGAAGTAATATGAGTATATTCTAATATTGTTTCTCCAGGTCTTAATCTATCATTATTAGTTTTAACCCAATATTCTTTTAAGTGAGATACATCTTTTACAGATTTTATTTTACCTGGTTTTAAGTTAGAAATTTTCCATAATATTTGTTTGTTAAACGAGTAAGGTTCATCATTTAAAATTTGTGGTATCATAGTATTGTTATGTACACCGTCCATTTGTTGTAGACCTTGTCCAATTCTTGGATTGCAATCTATCATCTTAATATTATTATCCCACTTATAAAAATCAGGTCCAGAAAAAAACATATTTCTTAAATGTAAAGAAGCAACTAGTCTTTCAAAAAAATTATTAGCAAGTTGTTTTATGTCCGTTGGTACATCTTGTTCTTTAAAACTCATCCATTCAGTAGATTTAGTTTCATACCTATATTCATCAATTTGATTATATGCAACCTTACCTTTAACCCATAATAAATTTTTTAAAATTCCACTTTCATTTACATAGTAATATGGACCCCACATTTCAGCTTTAGTTGGTAATTGTTCTTGAGCCATATACTGATTAATACGATTATTAAATTCCGAATCTTCCCAACCCTTTTCATTATCAGTAAAAAATTTAGTATCACCAATTGAAAGTAAAAACTCTTTCTTATTTTTAAAAGAAATATAATTTAAACCTCCAGGTTTACTACCTGAACCAATAATAGGTTTTATTATGAAAGGACTTTCCTTAAATCTATCTAATTGTCCTGGATTTGTAGGTATAACACTAAAAGGTATTAAGTTTTGAAGACCTATAATACCACACCAAGCATCCATCTTTGCCTTATCAGATAAAATATCAGCCGCCTTTTCTGATAGATTGTTTAATCCCCATTTTTTCTCTAACTTAGCTTGTAAAGGTAATAAACTTTCTGCAACCGTATAAATTCTATCATAGGGTCCTTCAATCTTATCAAAGTCTTCGGTTACTACATCACAATTTTCCAATGCTTTTTGAAGGCATTGCCATTTGTTTTTTCCTCTCTTATATCCTAGTATTAAATTTTTCATCCGTATATCACCATTACTCTCATTAAGTTATCCCAAAACAAATCTGTTAAAAAATATCCATATAGTATTGGAAAAGTATCTACTCGTTTTAAATAATAACCTATTATACTTAATGCAACCAATGTTATTAACAACCACTCTCTTACTGGATATATGTAAATACTCATTATAGAAATGAATAATAGAATACCATACACCAATGTATTTTTATGGTTCTTATACAAGTGTGCTAATTTACCTAATATATTGAAACAACCCCAAGATAGTATTAAACATATTGTCAATATAATTGGAATATAATAAAGTATGTTAGTAAAATAGGACAATGTTTCCACACCAAAGGTGAAACCTTTGGTTACAATCAGATAATAAATTAATACCTCACTACCTACAATCGGTATGCCAAGTATAATCAGAGGTAATAAGGAACTTAAAGCACCACTATTGTTTGCTGATTCGGCAGCCGCTATTTTCTTAATATCAGTTTTAACCAAGTTAGCACTTAAATAACTCCCTAAAATATTGGTTACTCCTGGAACTAAGCCACACCAAAACCCAACAAAACTTCCTATACCTGTTGCTGGTAATGTACTAGGCGCATAACCAAATTTCTTAATACTCTTTTGTTTACCAATTTTAACATCTCTGAATTTCATTAATTCAGGTATGATATATAACCCAATCATTACAGCACTAAAAGGAATGCCTAAAGTTAAGTAATCAATACCAAATGTTCCCCAAGTTTCGTATGTTGTGTTATCAAATCCTATCTTCGCTAATATTCCACCAAATATAAAAAGGGGTATTGTCTTCCATATCTTTTGATGTGATAAAAGAGTTAATAATACAATTGCCAAACATATAATAGCAAGTTGTAAGGTACTATTATAAAATTGAAATACACTATAGATACTTGGAAGAAATAATAAGAATAGACCTATTGCAAAGATAGAACCTATGGTACTTGAAATTGCATTGCTACTTACAGCAAGGTGACCTTCTCCCTTTAAGAATAACTTATGTCCGTGCCTGGCAGTAGATACTGCTGAAGCGTCACCTGGTATTCCATAGAGAATACTTGTTACTGAATTGGTATAATTCGTTGTAAGAAGGAGTGAGATATAAAAGAGTAATAAATTAAAGGGGTCTAAAGTGAATAGTAAAGGATATAATGTTGCAATTGCCAAAAAAGGTCCTGCACCAGGTATAACTCCAAAAAGAACTCCTGATAATATTCCAAATAAACACCATAATAAAGAAAGCATTAATTTACCTTGGCATTATCTAACATATATAAGAATAAATCTTTATCCCACTTTAAACAAATAACTAACAACATCATACCATCTTTTGTTGAAAAAACACTATGTCTTTTATTGCCGTTAAAATACCAAAGAGAGCCATTTCGGCCTTTGATAATTCTATCATCATATATCCATTTAAAATTGTATTCACTACAGTTAACAAAACCAACTAATCTAATTTCATCATAACTAAAATCATGTTTGTTAACATCAAAGTGGTCTGGAAAGAAACTGCCTCTATCCATTCTTAAAAAATGGCAACGAGTTATCCATTTCTTCCAAGGTTCTAAAAGTTTTTTTAATTCTGTACTTTCAG